TATTTACCCTTAGGTCCACATTTATCTTTTTCTCCTATAAATCTTTCTGCTCGTTCGTTATAACACTTTTCATAGTTTCTATTAGGTTTTTCAACAACTGTGCCAACTACAGGGCTATGTGTAACAACAGGGGTAGCATTAGTTCTTGTACATACATATTCAAAATCTTCATCTTTAGCAAAAAATAGTATGTTGCCAAACTTAGTCATAAAAGGAATTTTGCCGTACTTACAATCTTTACAAAAATATTTACTCATGTAATATACCTATATATGGAGAGTTTAACCATTTAGCAAACGTATCTGATTGTTCGCTAATTTTGTTTAATTCGTACTTGCCACAGAATCGCATAAAATGTACACCCACTTGAGGTACTGTGGTTGTGCGTACATCATTCTTAATTGTTTCATCAAACAACACCTTAAACTCGTCAGGTTGTGCGGTTAAATCAATTAACACACGATTACGTTCATAATCATCACGCACACGATGCTCAACACCATCGTGATCAGACCAACGCTGTAGCATCATATTGTTCCAATTGAAACCTTGCTTATGACGATCAGCATATGCCTCAATCAATCCAATTTTGTTTTTGCTACCTTTAGTACGTACACCTGGATATGCACTAAACACGTTGTCAGTGCTGTCACCGCGCATACACTTTTCAAATAGTAAAAATTGTGGGTCACCTAATAGTTTTGGCTCTTTTGTTTTCTTGTCAACAATGAGTCGTCCTTTCTCATCGTGATAGCCTTCAAGTGTAATATATTGATTGCTTACGCCATTATATTGTGTAACACGCTCATTAATCAATTGTACATAGTCAGTATCGCTACTGATAATAACATGTTCATCATCTGGGTGTAATGCGATAAAACGCGCAATCATATCGTCAGCCTCACCATTAGGATGACGCAACACACTAGTATTAGTTTTCTCACGCAAGTAATTGGTAAACATTTCATATGTTTCCCAAAACATCTTGTTTTCTTCAATCTCACTTTCAGTCATAGCACTTTCGTCAAGTTTACGATTAGCCTTGTAGGGCTTATAGTAATCTTTACGCCAGCTACGACCCTCAAGACAGAACACAACATGGTCAATGCCAAATCGTTTTACTGCTTGATTGACACTACTTAGTGTAAGATGTAATGCCATTCCAACCTTTTCCCATGTTTCAGTATTGCGACTGGCAATATGTCGGGCACGGAAGAATGTATTTGCTGTATCAATTAATGCGTATTTCATAATATGTGTATATTATACTAAATTTTGGGCAATGTCAAACTATTTTTTGTAAAAAATAATCAGGTTTTTCTTTGATATCGGTAAAATATTTACTGGGTTGATAGGGCAAGTGTTTTGATTTTACCCTATAAATTTCATTATATTCACTGGCAACCATTCTTTCTTCAATAACATTGATCATTTCTTGTAAATTATTAAGTTCACTATTTGGGTCAATCCATTCTAATTTTTTGTTAATCAGAACCAATAATTCACTACGATATTCATTTTTAAACCAACGTTCTAATGCTCTAATTTGTGATTGTTTACCGTAGTATAAATGACAGAACTTTTGTATTGATGCAGAAGGATAGCAATATCCTTTGGTCAATCTACGTTCTAAGTTATTGGTAATACCAAATCCTTTGATATTATTATGCCACAACTCAATTAGATAAAACCAAGAACACTCACCAGGTAATATTATTTTGGACATATTCATCTACCTTATTTTTAATTTCGTCAGGTAAATAATCGTAAATATCCTTGTTATTATGAACATAGTTATAAGCATGACTAGTTACTTGACAATTACCATTTAATTTTAAATAAATCTTTTGCATAATAGCTAAAAAGCAATCATCTGTAGGATTGGGAATTTTTTTAGCTAATGGATTACATGCTCTGAACCATTTTTCATGTGTATTAACTACTACAATGCGAGCACCAGCAAGGTCAGTGAAAAAATCAAAAACAATTGCATTTAAATGGTCTGAAAGTTTGTTTAATTGTTTTTTAGTCCAACCAATACTTTTACCATAACTAATCATATTGCCATAAAAACCATAAGCAGCATCATCAAGATGCGTGCCATGCCAATGTGCTTTATGTCGTTCTAATGCAAATTCTACTTGATAATAATCGTATTTGTACAATGCTTGCACTGAACTAATAGTACCGGCTTTACCTTTATAAACACTTTGTGGGCTAACAGGAATAGCCTCGTATTTTTCACAAAGGTCTTGTAGCACAACATTCTCCTCAAACATTTTTCCATAATGAGTGGGATATTGTCGAGCAAGGCCTACTTTAGTTTTATGTTGGTCAAAGCTAGTCCATTTCTTTTGACCTAAACCGTTACGTGACAATGCACTATATGCAGGCAAACCTGCACTTGCATTTGGAATCGTATATGATGCATACTTCGCTTTTAACCAATTTTTAGGGTCAACTTCTTTGATAAGACCATGTTTACAAAACAACGCAAAATTACAAATACCGTGCATTGTGTCAAAATTAAAAAGGTCACCTTTAACATCGGCAAGAAAAACAGGACTTGTCAGTGATGGATTAAAAACGGTTATAATCTTTGCGATATGATCTAATAGTAAATCACGCTGTGCGATCTCGTCAAACAATACATCACCAATTGTCACGTATCCAGATTTACCAAAATCATTAATACTAAATTGCACATTCTGTGCCTTAAGATTATTGATGGCATCTATAATTTGTTTATTTTGTTCAGCCAAATCAATAAGACTGGTTATCTTTTTTGGTTTTCGCTGTTTAAGATTCTTGTTATCTACTGCATTGTAGATTTTAGAAATATTTACTGCTTGACCTTTAGGAATTTTTAATTTCATACTTTGCCTTGCCGAATATACGGCTTTTGTTAAAAACTACGTATATTATAACTAACTAAAAAATAAATGTCAAGTTTTTAAACCAGCGTAAGTTATTGATTTAACTGACTTCTGAGCGTCCGTTTCCAATATCTCTACTTCTTATAACTCGCATGTCACTGATCATATCCCGATTTGAGGGGTCGGCTTGATCTTGTTCATAAATTTCTAATGCAATATTACGGCATACAGTTTGGAACCAGCGATCTACGATCTCTGCGTCTGTATCAGTCTGTTTAATCTTATACCCTTGTTTGACTAAATTAACTACAAACTTGTCATTCCAATCTAGTTCAAAACTACCATTTCCCAAATCGTCAGGACTGACTTCTACTTTTAAAATGGCAATATAAGGTTCACCCTGTTGTGTAGCCTTTTCCTTTTCACTTAATGTAACCTCTTTTTGCTTTTTTGGCTGTTTAGGCTTTTTGGGCTTTTCAGCTACAGGTTCAGGCTTAGGCGGCTCTGGTTTCTTGAATAAATTTTTGATTTTGTTTAACATTTACATAATCCTTGTATAACTTATTATGCATGATAGTTTATAATATATCAATACATTTGGTATAAATAAAAATGAGGGTCGCGGAACTGTAATTCCCACCCTCTCTAATGCTTTCAAGGAGCGCCAGCATGACTATTTATTATCTATATGTAAAGACCCATAATAAAACAGGATTAAAATATCTAGGACAAACCTCCAAGCAAGATCCTTATACATATATGGGATCAGGAAAAAATTGGATACCGCATTTGCGTATGCATGGTTTTGATGTAAGTACTACGATTATTCGAGAATGTAAAACAAAGCAAGAACTCAACGAAGCAGGCAGGTACTATTCAAAATTATGGAACGTAGCTGAAAGTGACCAATGGGCTAATAAAATTCCTGAAACGGGCGGAGGTTCTTGCAGTGCCGTTGCCGCTATTAAAATCTCTAAAAAATTAAAAGGAGTTAAGAAACCTCCGAGAACTAAAGAACATATCAATAACATTTCTAAGTCAACGAAAGGAGTTCCTAAACCAAGATCGGCCGAGCACCAAACTGCACTTACTAATTCTATAAAAGAAAAATGGAAAACCAATTATTTAAGAAAAAATAAAACAGCGGCAGTTGGTAAAGCTAATCTAGGTCGCAAACATACTCCTAAAACTCTTGAAAAGAAGAGACGGGCAATGATTAATTATTGGAGGGAGAAGAAATCAAAGCTTTCTTAGAGTATTCATATAGCGCAAAACTAGCAAGATTTTTTGCTTTTGCCTCCACCATAATATCTGCTTGCTCCCAATGAGAAAGTGCCCAGTCGTTAACGTTATTGTTCCACATATAATCACTATGTGCACGTAGTTTTTGTTTGTTATGACCACTTTCTAACAACAGTTTATGATCAGGGCGTGTATCAACTCCGTGATCCAATAATATGTCTTCACGGGAGACACTGTAATGCAAAGTAGGCCTATTACCACGCCAACTGTCGAT